CCAGCCTCTCGGCTGGTCTGTCAGGGGGACTTCCGTCCCCCTCGGAGATACGAGATCTCCGGGTGGTCTCTATTCCGCCTTACCTCTCCAGGAGATAGAGAAGTGACAACTGGCAATGTAGTTTACGGCAATCGTTTCCTCGACCGCTTGGGCACTTTTGCCGGGTCGTGGACTGAGAAGACGTGGACTGGGGGGGACAGGCCCCCCGCGGCTCGGCGCATTTCCTTGTCAGGGATGACAAGGGAGGAGAAGCGTTTATACTTCTACACGGCTCGCCGTGTTAGAAGAGCTGCTCCTTTCGAACCGCACGCATATTCCTGTACCATCACCAACCGCACAAATCCGTTAATTACTTACGTAAATGTGCCAGGGAAGTGGGAGGTTTCAAACCCCCATGGGAGTCAAGGAGCCTTCGGGCTCCCCAGCTTCCCCCCTGATCCGTGGACCGACAATCACCACCTCTCCCTCATCGCGAACCTTCGCGATAAAGTGGTAGGTGGTGGTTTTAATCTGTCGGTCACGATTGCTGAAATGGGCCAAACGGCCCAGTTCATCGGTGATGTGGCGCGTCGAATCAACAGGCTTGACAAGGTATGGAAGCGGGCAGTTCGCAAGAGGTATTCCCGAGGTCCTGGTTCAGTGAAGTTACTGCCCTCCGGGTTGATTATCAACTCCGGTAAGCGCAGTATACGTATCTCTGCACCTGAGATCATCGGTACCCTCCGCGATGACTGGCTCGCGTACCAATATGCCGTCAAACCGTTGCTCGGCGACATCCGAAATGCCTGCGAAACCCTAGCCAACATTAACAACCGCAAAAAGACGACGCGATTTTCTGCTCATCTTCGTGAGGTTGTGTCGGCTCCCGGAAACTCTAACGATTTCTGGAATGGGGGTACGTCCACTGTTACATCTGGTGAACGTATAGTCGCATACATTTCAGACGGTCCGAACATCCTCCTCGAAGCATCTGGTATCCTCAACCCAGAAGTTGTACTTTGGGAAAAGATTCCGTTCAGCTTCGTTGCCGATTGGTTCCTACCAGTTGGCGATTTCCTGAAGGCTGTTAGCTTTTGGCGAAATTGGGAGGGGCAGTTCGTCGTCACCCGCAAAGTACACAAGGTAAATCCGAGCTATGGTGGCTCGGGATCCGTGTACACAGTGTCAGGCGGGACGCAATCTTATTCGCAGTTGTCCCTAACCAGGACGGTCCAGTCGCAGTTGGTCATCCCTTACCCGAAGTTGCAGGGTTTGGGACAAGCCAATCACGATCTGAGACATGCGATTAGCGGTGTTGCTTTATTGTTGTCAGGCGGGCAGACTCGTGAGTATGTCCGAAATTAACAATAGTCGTGTTCGACTTGCTTGGGACCTCCGCCCCCAAGTATCAAAAAGGAAAATGTTATGGCTCAAATTGCTGACATTGTCGTCTTTGACGGCGCTGCCTCACCCGTGTCCCACACTCTCGTCGCCGAAAGCGTGACTCGGACGGGATCTGCAATCGTTGCGACTTGGCGCGAGAAGCTCGCCACTGTCCCCGACGAGGCCCAGGTCTATGCCGTGTTGCGCATTGAGACGCTGAAGAGCGGGGTTCGCGTGGTGAGCTTCGAGACTGGCGTCCCGGTCATGGAGAGCATCAGTGGGCAAAACGCGTCGGGTTATACTGCGCCTCCGAAAGTGGCTTACATCGATAAGGATGTGCATGTCAAGTACTTGCACCCCCGGTCGACTCCGCTCTCTCGGCAGATTTCTGCGCAGATCTCCCGCAATCTCCTCAACAACGTGGCGGTTACGACACCCGCAGTCACGGCCGGCGTTCTCGCCGACGCACTGCACAAGGCGCTGTCTCCGACGTAACAGGCTACCCAGCCTGTCCGCGTTGCATCCCATTACCTATGAGGAATATATATGCTATCGCATTGGGATCGAGAAGTTGAAGCGCGTGAGTCCATTGAATGGCTCCGTGACCTCGCATTATCCCACTTGGAAGACGTTCTCCAAGACCCGCAGTGCGCTGCCCTTTACGATCTTGTGGATCGCAGGGAGTGGCATGCTGTGGTGGGATTTGAACCTGTGTACTCTGCTGCTTCTTCTGTGTCAGCGCTAATAGAGCTCCGTCAGGTGCTTGCTTTCTTTTCGAAGAACAAGTCCCTGGAGCTTGGCATTGACACGGAGGGTGTTGCACGCACTAAGTTCTACGAGTCTGAGGCAGAATGCAAACTGACCAACGAGTGCTTCACCGCTTGGGAAGAGGGGCGTTTTCAATTCGCCCCCCTCGTCGAGGCCGTACTTCACGGCGCCGTACGAAAAATATCCCAAATACTCGGTGAGGTACCCGCTTTGTCGGATATGAAGTTCCGCTTCGGACCGGGTGCAGCCGCCAGCATACCAAAACGTCTGGCACACGCCCGTTTGAAATTAAGCACGGGCGTGCAGTGTAGTGAAGACCTCCTCCCACTGGTTCCCTCGATTCTTCGAGAGATTCCGGCGTACCTCGACTCCCTCGCGGGTGACGAGTATGAAAAACATGGGTGGGAGTGGAAGAGCGTCCAATGCGAAATACAGCACGGACGACTCGGCTTCGTCGCGAAGAATGCCAAGACAGACCGCGGGATAGTGGTTGAGCCTCTAATGAACACATTCGTTCAACAGGGGATCGGCCACGCCATTGCGGAAAGACTTCGGCACGTAGGGCAGGACATCAAGGACCAGACAAGAAATGCGCGTCTGGCTCGCGAGGGTTCTCTTACAGGGGCTTTAGCAACCCTTGACCTCAGTAGTGCAAGTGATACGATCTCGAAAGGCATCGTGGCCCACTTGCTCCCATACGACTGGTGGTGCTTGCTTGTTATGGCTCGCACCTCTATCGTAAAGGACGGTGACCGCCTCCTGGAGCTTGAGAAATTCAGTTCCATGGGTAACGGATTCACCTTCCCGCTCGAGACCCTCATCTTCTACTCCCTTGCTCTGGCCACGTGCCAGCATTTAGGAGTAAAAGGTGACGTCAGTGTCTACGGGGACGATATTATAATCCCTACAGATGCTGCCGCCCCATTTATGGGAGTTCTCAAAGCCCTCGGTTTCATTCCTAATCTTACCAAGAGTTTCTGGCAAGGGGAGTTCCGAGAGTCATGCGGGAAAGACTACTTTCGCGGTATCGACATCCGGCCATGCTACGTGAAAACGTCGCTATCACCGGCAGCTGCTTTTGTACTGCACAACTACTATGTGCGACAACTCAGACCAGAGTTTGCCCAGCGGGTCCTGTCATGGATACCGCAGCATCTTCGAATCTGGGGCCCCCCCATGTACGGCGACGGACACCTCCACGGTAAGTGGAATGGCGTCCGAAAACCGAGCATGGTCGCAAGGGGGTACAGCGGTTGGACTTTCGAATCATTCTCACTTCAACCTCGCAAGTCGACTCGAGTGCTGCCCGGGGATTTTCTTTACCCCGGATACAGCATCTACGTTCGAACTGACGATGAGGACCCCGACGAGGGGCGCGATCTTATGGATTGCGAGTGGGAACCCGTCCGGCAGTCGGCAGAGCGTGCTCCCCTTACACACCAGACCCGGAAGGGTCAGGCGTGGGAGTGGAATACATCTCTACCAGGACGGGGCAAGGTGCGGAAGCTGTTGATCTACACACTTGAACAACCCGATTTCTCTTTGTAAAGAGTCGGGAGGCGAAAGCCAGGAGGCGAAAGCATAACACGGGAATACAG